AAAGAATCTGCACAACTAGAAGAGTTAGAAAGTAAATTAAAGTTCTATGAAAAAGAACTCAACATTAACCCTCTATCTTGGAGGAAAAGGAAAAAGAAATAATGGATTTTATGGCTATATATGGCGAAGCTGGAATGATTGGGGTTGTTGGTGCTATGTTTGTATATCTAGTAGTTTCTTTATCTAATAAATCAGCTAAACAACAAGAAGTGTTAGAAAATTTAAAAGTAGAAAACAAAGGACAAAGTGAGACATTAGAAAATATGGAGGGAATGATTATCAAACTTATCAATAGGTGGAATCAATCTGATGATAAATTAGATAGAAAATTTGATGCTTTAACAAAAGAAGTAAATGACTTAGATAACCAAGTATCAGAAGTTAAAGGTTCTTTAAGTAGAATTAATGGGAGACATTAATGGATAGTTTAAAAGTATCTGGTACAAGTTTTGCAAGTCAAGCAATAGTTTTTATGGATATGTTACCTTATTTTTTAGGTGTAGCTATAGCTGTAATGAATATTATTTACCTGTATTATAAAATAAAAAAAGTAAAGGAGTCGTAAATGGTCGGCAAAATAATAGCTGAGTATATATTAGATGATGAAGTTAAAGCAGATTTAATTGCATCAGTTAATAAATCCGTTAATGTGCCTATGATAAATGAGAAGACAGAAGCTAAGATTTTAGAAGCTATCTGGGAATTATTTGAAATGGCAATTAAAAAAAAGTTGGGGTTATAAATGATGAATGTAATAATTACCTTACTCACAACCTCATGTTTGCATGGGTCAATCCCAGACATGATTCAATATCCAGAGAGATACTCTGATGTATCATACTCTTTATATGGTGATGTAAAAAAGAAAAAGAAGAAAGGTAAAAAGATTGGTGGTGCAAAAGGAAAGAAGTCTAAGAAAGGTTTCTTCTCAAAGATATTTGGTAGCAAGTAATGGCAAGGGTTAGCTGGATGTGGGGTGGTAAAAAGCATTATGGTACATTGATTCGTGAAACTAAGACTCATAAGTTTGCCAGAACAAAAAATGGTAAGATTAAAAAAATAGTAAAAAAGAAGAAGTAGATTATGCCTAGAAGAAAAACATCCGGTAGAAAAAAATCTCCAGCTTGGCAAAGAAAAGCTGGTAAGAATCCTAAAGGTGGTTTAAATGCTAAAGGTAGAGCAAGTTACAAAAGACAAACAGGTGGTACATTAAAAGCTCCTGTCAAGTCTGGAGATAACCCTAGAAGAGCTAGCTTTCTTGCTAGAATGGGAGGTATGCCCGGCCCAGAAAGAAAGAATGGTAAGCCAACTAGATTACTATTGTCATTAAGAGCTTGGGGAGCAAGTTCTAAAGCAGATGCAAAAAGAAAAGCAGCAGCAATTAGTAAAAGAAATAAAGCTAAAAAGAAGAGGAAGAAATGAATAAAAAAGTAAAAGCTCCAGCTGGATATCATTGGATGAAATCTGGTAGTAGTTATAAACTTATGAAGCATAGTGGTAAATTCAAACCTCATAGAGGTGCAAGTATGATGGCTAATTTTAAAGTTCAAATGACTCATTCAAAAACAAAAAAGAAGGGGAAGTAATATGAAACATAGTAAGGCTGGTTATGGTGGTAAAAAGTCCATGAAAAAGAAAAAGAAAAAGATGGTAAAAAAGAAGAAGTAACTGTGAGAAAATTTAAAAAAGTGCCAAAGACTAAAAGAGGTGTTCCTAAGAAATATGTCAAAGGTTCAAAAAATAAAAAGAAAAGTGAATCTGAAATACTTAGGACTAGAAAGCTTTACAAGTCTGGTAAGCTAACTCCAGCTATGATGGATAAAATATCAAAACAAAGGAGCAAAAGTGGCAAGAAAAACAGTAAAAAGAAAAGCAAAGCCAAAACCAAAAGCAAAAGCAGGCGGAAGTAAAGCTGCAGTTATAAACAAGTACTCAAAAAGCTCTGGAATAGCAAAGTCTACATTATCAAAAGTATATTCTAGAGGATTGGGTGCATATTATTCTAGTGGTTCTAGACCCGGTGTGGGAGCACATCAATGGGCAGCTGGTAGAGTAAGAAGCTTTGCTACAGGTAGAGGCGGTGCTAGGAAAGCAGATGCAGATTTAATTAGAGGTAAAAAGAAAACCACTAGAAAAAAAGCAACTAAAAAGAAATAGAGTTTATATGTTTAAGTTTGGTAAAAAAAGCAAAGAAAGACTTAAAGGTGTTGATGTAAGATTAGTCAATGTCCTTAATGAGTTAATTAAAATAATGGATGTAACCATTATAGAAGGTTTGCGTAGTAAAGAGAGACAACAAGAACTATTGGCTAAGGGGGCAACGAAAGTAAAGTACTCAAAGCATATGGATGGTAAAGCGGTAGATTTAGCTCCCTACCCAATAGATTGGAAAAACAGAGATGGATTTCATTATATGGGTGGCATGATTAGAGGCATTGCAAAACAATTAAATATTAAGGTAAGGTGGGGTGGAGACTGGGATTCTGATGGAGATGTTAAAGATAATGGCTTCGACGATTTAGTTCATGTAGAGTTAATAGATTAATGCCTAAACAATTTTTAAATATAAATGATTTTGGTCGTGGTATAAATACTGTAAAAAATCCTAGAGATTTAACAGTTGGAGAAGTTGTTGAGTCAGATAACTTTGATATTTCAAATAGAGGAGAGCTAAGACCTAGAGGTTTATTTAAAACTGCAACAAATGGTAGTGCGGTAACATTGCAATCCAATACAGTACCAAATCATACAGCATCTATCAATCCCGGTAGAGGTTTATTTTATTTTGAAGCAGATGACCCAACTGTAGTAAGAGGCACATCTATTACAGCAACAGGTTCAACATCTAATCCTACTTCTGGAGCTGATGGTAGTGGTCATTATGCATTAGTATTTAATGGTGGTAATAAAATCTTTATAGATGAAAGTGATTTTTGGACTAGTAATAATATAATACCAGAAACTTTACCAGCAAGAATAAAAGTTACGGGTTCTCTTAATAATGATGGTGTATATACTGTTGTTAATAAATTGAGCAGAGCAAATGGTCAAACTATAGTTGGTTCTGATGGCAGCACTACAATGTTAACTATGGGTGGAAATATTGATAACTGTCTTTTAGTATTAGCGGAAAATACAATTCAAGACGAAAATGTAGCAGATGATACTGTTGTAAATATTGGGGCTACTGGTTTTGTAGGAGATAATTTTTTAGCATTAGGTAATTTAGATGATGGAAAAGTTGATGTATATGCAGATAGCTCAGATGCTTTTGATACAAATGCTATAAAATTAACAACTGAAGAAAACTCACTAACTTCTTCTGAATTTGTTTTTTACTACGCAGATAATGTATTAAGAACTGCTGATGGCCAATTTGCAAACAAATCAGAGCCAAAATGGTTTGGTAAAATAAATAGACAACAATTTGTTTATTTTGAGGGAGGTAGTTCTAGCAATCCTTCTACAAATATATCTCGCTCACTACCTAATCAGTTTTATGAAAGAAGTGTGTCGATAAATGCTCCAACATCTGCTCAGTTTACAGAAACTGGCGACATTGACGGTTCTAATGAGTTTTCATCTAATGGACTTGGTTGGGGGCTTTCTGTTGGAGAAGCTAGTGGAGAAGGTCTTTGGGAAAAGGTTACATATGAATTTGCTTGCTCTTTTATATATGATAAAAACCAAGAGTCTTTATTAAAAGTTTATGATACTACTTTTACGCCTACTAATGGTTTAAAAGAATTATATTTTAATGTATATGCAGACCAAGATGTTTTAGAGGCAACTGGTGTTTTAGCAGATAAAACTGGAGGTTATGGAGCAGGCGTAACTGCAATTAGAACAGATGGTAATAGTGCTATAACACATTTTCCTGTAGGTTCTAGAGTATTAGATGCGTTTGGTAGGCACATAGGTGATGTTGAAAGTCACACAGACCACGGTGGAGATATAACTATTAATTTTAGAGCACTTACAAATTTTGGTGTTTCCGATAACTCTAACCTACACAAAGAAGAAACATATCCAGATAGGGTAAGTGGTGGTAGGATATACATAAGAGAAACTGAAACTAATAATGATTGGATTTTATTTGCCGATATAGATATTACAAAAGGTGTAAGGGCAACATTAAATGGAGATTACAAGCCTTGGGTTCAAGATTTAGCAGATGGTGCTGGCGTTCAAAACTTTAGAATAACATCTTCTACAAATACAACAACAGCAAATAGAGGTTTTCATGCTACGACACCAGCAAGTAATTATTTTATATTAAAACACAAGGCACCTAGCTTAGATACATATGCAAGTATAAATGGCTTTCCCCAATCAACAAGACAAATTTCTTTTGGTGATGCTGGTACTGGTTATAAAACAGCTACTGTTTGCAATCGCAGAGCTTTTGTAGCAAATGTTTTATATAATGATGGGGCTTTAGCATCTGAAGATGAGTTTGACCATTTTGGTGACAGAATTATGTTTAGTGAAATAGGTAAATACGATACATTTCCAAATACTAATTTTATAGACGTTACTGTTGGAGATGGTGAAGATTATGTAAAGTTAGAAAATTATTCAGATAGGCTTCTTGCTTATAAACAAAGAACTCTTCAAATATTAAATATAGCATCTCCCTCTCCTGCTAATTGGTTTTTAGAAGATACAGTAGAGTTTGGAGGTATTGCAAATCCATATTCTATTTGCAAAGGAGAAGCTGGTGTAGTTTGGGCAAACTTAAATGGTTTGTTTTTATATAATGGTTCTCAAGTAATTAATTTATTAGAAGGTAAAATAAGTGCAAATGAATGGGCTACATTTTGTGCTAATAAACAAATGACTTTAGGGTATGAACCTAAAGAAGACCAAGTTATTATAATAGATAGAGCAGACTCATCTTTACATGGATATGTTTATAATTTAAAAACAAATGCTTTTTCTTATGGAAAACATATAGCACCAAATTCTAGTGGTTCTTTTACCCCAATAATTACTAATTTTGTAAACACAAGTAATGGTCAATTAGTCGTTGCTTATGATGTACAATCAACTGATGTGGGTGGAGCTGGCAATAGTAAAGTTCATTTTACAGAATGGGATAATACACCATCAACTTTTAATCATTACAAATTAGTAACTCCAGACTTTAACTTTGGTAATCCTTCTACTCTTAAAAAAATATATAAAATATATATTCATTATAGAAGTACTGAAAATGTAACTATAACAGCAGCAATGATATTTTACCAAATAAATCAAAACAATAGTTGGGTTGCATTTAATTCTGGAAGTATGCCAAGGTCTGAATCAACTGGAGCTGGATATGATATAGCAGTTATCACCCCATCTTCTCCTTTTACATGTCAGAGTGTAGCTTTAAAAATAGAACCTACAGTAACTACAGGTCTTTATATTAATGATATACAAATAGAATATAGAAATGTTAGAAAAAGAGTTAGTTAATGTCTAGAGATATAAGAAGAATAATAAATTCAGTAGAAAGTCCTCAGTCTTTTACAAATGGAACTCCAGCATCATCTTTACAAGAGGGTGGCACATTTGTGTCTTTAGATAATGGTAGGCTTGCTGTTAGAAGAAAACATAAAGGTATTGTTTTTAAAAGTCTTATGTCAAGAGATGGTAATGAAATTGTAGATAAAAAATTAACTACAAATGAATTAGAGTATAAAAGAAAGTTTGTGGACTACAGGTTTTTTACACACAATTTTGCAAAAGATTTAGACACAACTGAAACATTTCTTCCTTGGGGAACCTCTGAAGATTTAACAGCAGTTAGAAATCAAAACTGTTTTCTCTCTCCATTTAAAATGATTTGTCATAAAATAATTTTTAAAGTTCCTTCTTTAGCAGATGCCACAGATAATATAACATTTGCTATTAAGAAACAAGACGATGGAGATAATACAACAGATACGGTGTGTACTTTTACACACGAAGCTACATTTACCAATCATACAATAATCACAATAAATACTTCAGATTGGAGTGCTAGCCCTACTATAGGAGCTAATGATGTAGCTATATTGAGCATTACTGCCTCTGATACTGGAATAACAACTGTATCTACAGAATTTTATGTAACATCAGTTTGGAAAACATTTATAGAAGTTTAAAGGATATAATTATGATGTATAAAAAACGCAAGACAATAAAAGGATATATGGGTGGAGGGTATGTTAAGCCTATGGGATATCAACCCGGTGGTACTGTAGCTGCATCAACAGCAAGCCTC